ATTTGCATAAGTACTACCGGCGGGATTCTGGTGTGAACCTATTGCGATTCCATTGTTATCACACAATGTCACCATTATCCCATTGTTGTTATTCGGCGAAGTTCCTTTGACCGTTGAAATAGCATTTCCGCTAGCATCAACTAATTGCGTCTTGAGTGCTGACCCGCCCGTAGACGTCACAGCAATCCCATTCGACGAAATTGTCAAACTTTTCCCTTCGCTTACCACTGCCGGATTAAAACCTTGTGCCGAACCACCATCAACAATCACCACCGGTGAGGCGGCAACCATCGTCGCTGTTTTCGGCATTTCTTTCATTGTCGTTCTGTGCACTTCCAAATACGCTTTGTACTTGGCACAAAACTCTCTTTCTGATCTCTCCATTTTCCGCATTAAAGTATCAATACTCTTACGTGCGTTCTCCGGCAATTCTTTGAACTCACTCGTCAGCGCTTTAGCTTTCGCCAAGTGCATTCGAATGGTCTGGAAAATTGCAGGGTGCATCGGCGCTTTTTCATCATTGGCATTTCCGCCATTTGAGTTAAACATTTGTAACTGAAACATATGTGACTCAAATGCATCACGAAAAGCTCTTTCCTGATGTGGCAACGCTGTTGACACCCTTCGACGCATGTAACGTATCACCAACTTAATTTGGAATTCCCCAATTGTACTGCTCACAGGCGCACCTCCGGAACAAATGCCAATGAGCGCCCCTTGAAAGCACTGTCTCGCATTAGCATCAATACCGGGTATTGTATTTGCTGGGTCTGGCGTGTCAACTGAAGTCAACGGATACGCCTGATACTGCGAAATGCAATAATACGCCTTTTCTGTAAATTGATCAGGCTTATAAATCAGATGCTTCGGCGCTATCGCACCATAGATTTGATTCACAGCCTTACACTTCAACGATCGTGCATAATCAACATTCATCGTGACGACATTCGCATCAACAACATCAGGATCGAACGCAAGCGTCCAATCACCGGTCGTAAGGGTAGTACTCGTACCACCAGTCGGAATGACCCACATATCAAAGTTTTTAATGCAATACATCGTCCAATTCTGAGCTTCTGTTGCAACTGTCGTGCCAAAGGCAAGAGGATTGAGAGGCAACACCTTGACTCCCCCGAGGAATCCTGCGCCACCTGAATCGGTGGTCGCTGCCAACCCCTGGAAATCTCCAGTGTATTCCCAATCTTCCCAATCATCACCCGCGGCAAGTTTCACCATCTTATTAGATGCTTTGCCTGCTTTATCGGTCATGACTGCCGGTCCCTTATAGCCCGGTGGCGGCCCTTTCGGTTTCGCCATTTTAACTCCTCCTTTGCTTCGTAAGTATTCTTCAAATTGCTTGGCATCCATCGCTGGTAACTTATTCACAAGCACCACCGCGGCTTTCTTCTTCGCCTTCTTGGACGCCTTCTTCGCCGCCTTAACTTCAGCTTTGAAAGCTTTCATCTCTTTCGAGGCTGCTTTCTTGGCTTTTGCTGGCATATTTGCTGTACGCTTAACGGTGATAGGGACCGTTCCCCTTTGACATAAATGTCTCCGGCGGAACGGAGAAATCGGTGTTCAACCCGCCCTCCAACACCATTTTGTATACTTCTTTACTTTCTCCTGGTAAATGTCTGTTTTTATAAATAGCGGCACTGAAAACGGGATGACTCGACTGAGTATTTTCTTTCCAGAATCTCGTCAGAGCATAAAGAGATTCAAATTCTGGTTCCCACGCGTACAGAGTCAATAAAGACTCAAGTTGCGGTACTAAATTTTTAAAATCTCTCTTTTCCTTATAACACAGCTGCCACCAATGTTTCTTTTTATGGTTCGGCACCAACACAGCGACTGAGCTTCCTCCGGGTCCAGCAATTAAGTTGAATCCGAATCCAGCAAAGTCCATCTGATTGAGCGTCCCAATTAAGGGCTGGTCTTTAACCACA